TCCTGGAACATAGCCATGGAGGTGTTGAAAATAACCAAAAGTATGATTTAAATGTTTTTCAAAATCTGGATACTGAGGTGTAGTAAGCTCTGCAGATTCAAATTTTAAACCATAATCTATAATCGGATTAAATGGATGTGGAGGATATATATTCAACTTAAACAATTTTTTAGTATAATCTAAAACATCTATAACATCTGTAGCATAAAATTGTTCAACAAAATAACCACAATTTTTAACTATGCTAGCTAGCATAAACATCACAGATGTATTGAGTTCTGGAGAAACTGATAAGGTTAGTCCAGAATCTACATCTTCAACTGGAAAGGCATTTTCTTTATGAGAAGGACCGGTCATGAACCAAGTTCCAAATACAGAAGCTTTTTGTATAGTAAAATTAAAAAAACGCTCATCTTCTACTAAACAGTTTGAATTTAAAAAAAAGAGATATTTGGTTTTTAAATTTCTAAAAAACATAATACCTCTATTTCGCATAGAAGCAAAAGAACATTCTCTTTCAAATTTAAAACCATTTACTTTTGTTGATAGAGATTTAATGTATAACTGATTGTTTTCTTTTTGTGAGGTATTATTGGTATTTGAAGAAACAAATACGTTTGACTTCAAAGATTCGGGAATTTGTTGCAAACATTTCTCTAAATGTTTTTCCGAAAAAATATCCAATATTATTATTCCAATTTCTGAATTATTTGTCATACAGCTAGTTTAGTATAAAGATCTTTAAGATATGTTAAAGATTCTAATTTGTAATTTATTTCTAATACATTTATAAAATCCTCTATATTTTCCATTATATCTACTGAATTGTATTGATTGTGTGAAGATATTTGTGTTACGTTGGATTCTATATTTTGATAATCTATTCTAAAAAATTGTGGATTTAAATTTTGTATCCTGGAAGCTATAAGAGAAATTTTATCAGATGCTAAATTAGCATCTATAATAAAGCTTACCATATTACCGGGCACATTGTTTTTTAAGAAGTTGGTGTCTATTTCTTTATTTAAAACACGTGCTAAGGAAATTTTGAGATGTTGTGGAGAAATATTATTTTCTATAAATTCAAATTTATTTGAAAATAAATCTAAAATATAAATGCCTCTAGAATCTCCACTATCTCCGAAATTTTGCTGATAGGGACTACCAACATACAATACCTCACCGTCTGAATATACTCTATGGGTACGTTGATGAAAATGCCCAGATAAAATGAAGGGAGATTTTTGTAATAAATTTTTAGAATCCATACCATGTTCACATGTTTTGTATGTATTCATTTTAAATGAATTAATTTCAAAATGGCCAAAACATATATCCGAAACTGGAATGTTTTCTACATCTGTACCCCAAGGTACCATTGAAAGTGTTTTGTCTGAATTTTCTATACTAAATATTTTAGGCTCTTTATCAACAAGAAAAATATTAGGCCACCCACCAAGTAGAGAAATAGAATTGACATCCGAGCGGTCTTTATAATAGCAATCATGATTTCCAGTAGAAACATAAATTTTAAAATCTTTTAATCTGTTAAAAAAATCGGTACAAGTGTTGAGAGTATTGACTGATATCTCATTACGGTTATGAAAAATGTCTCCAGGAATAAAAATTTCATTAATTCCTTTTTGATTATAAATTTCACAAACCCAATCCGCAAATTTTAAAATATTCTTATGCCAAAGATGACTATCTTGACCAAGTCCTATATGGATATCTGAAAATATGCCCACACGAGGACCTTTAATTTTAGTTTTATTCATTTAATAATTTTTACGAGCTATTTTAATCTGATTGTTTTTAGTAATTGTACTATAATTTTCTGAAAATAACATTAATTCATTTTGATACTTCTCATGTGTTTCTCTAAGATGTTTTTCCTTTTTAATTCTATTACGAAAAGCATTAAAAGCAATGCGAGTAAAGTAAGAAAAGGGATTAGTACCTTTTGTTCTATCATATTTCTTAGAAGTTAGGGCTTTAAACATTCTAATAATGCCGTCACCCACCATTTCTTCTCTATAGGTGTAATTAATAAAATTAGGTGCAAAACTTAATTTGTGAGAAATTTTATTAACCATCTGAGCCAGATTATCTGACATTACCCCAGAATCATAGTAATTTACTATTTCATTATCAAACTCTTGTGGGTTTACATAGTACTTTTCTTTTTTATCTTCTTTCTTAGAAGTCTTTTTATCTACCTTATCATCCAAAAGATCATCATCTTCTTCATCTTCTTCATCTTCTTCATCTTCTTCATCTTCTTCATCTTCTTCTGAGTCTGAATCTAACAATTCATCTAAATCTTCATCATCCTCACTATCATGGTAAGATTTTTCATTAATTAAACCAATATACTCAGCCTCTTCTTCTGTATAAATGATCTCATCACTGTCTACATTTTTTTTCTTATACTTCTTTTTCGGTGTATTCATATTTTTCTAATTTGTACATTTTTTTACGTTCTTCTACGTGTTTTAAACCGTACTTGGTATTATCAGCTATATCAAAGACGGTTGCCATTGATTTGGTGTGATGTAATCGAAGAACCCTACCAATTGATTGCATAATTTTTATCTTAGCTTTGCCGGCTGATGCAAAAATAATATTATGCAGATTGGGTATATTAATACCTGTACTAAAAATTTTTGAGATAGCTACTACTATTACATCTCTTCTTTCATCCATGAGAGATCTTATTTTTTCCCTATCTTCCATTTCTGTTGCTCCCTGAATAAAATAAACCGGACGCTCCATTTCCCTTAAGAGCATCATTTGTTTAATCATATTGAAAACCAGTCGTCCGTGTTCTATTCTATCTACCATTATTAAACTATTTTCTTGTAATCTCAATGATAGGTTTGTGATAACTTCGTTTCTCCTAAAAGAATTCTGAAGAAATTCACTCTCTTGTTGATAAACCAATGCAGGCAAAGCATTATCTACTTCAAAACGTGGAATGTCTTTATGGTTTATATGTATGATAACTATGCGAAAATTAGACACAAAAGAGCGCACCTTTAGGCTGTGAGTTTTTTCTTCATATACTATTGGTCCAAATTTTCCTATAATATTCCATTCGTCTATTTTAGTAGAAGGTAAAGTTCCGGTAAAACCAAATCGATGTGGTGTTTCTATAAATTTTAAAATATTATTAATTTCATTGCCTCTCTTTACCGAATGAACTTCATCTACTAGCAGCAAATCAACATCTGCCAAAACCGATAAATCAGTCTTCTTAGATAAAAGTATCTGTGAGCCGGCAACTGTAATAATTGAATCAGGGTTATATGGATTGTTTCCGGACCACTTAGATACTCCTTTTAGTCCATAAGAAGAAAAATCATCTGCAGTTTGTTCTACAAGCTGAATAGATGGTACTATTACCAAAATTTTTTTAAAATTATTACTAGCAATTAAACTAGAAATTAAACCAGCCATTATCAAAGTTTTTCCGCCGGCTGTTGGAATTACTATTACCCCTCTACCGTGTCTTATGGCACTATAAATAGATTTCTCCTGATAATCTCTATAGGTTTTGTTTAAAGATAAAACACTTGGATCTTTTACACCCGGGTTGTAAAGTTTTGTAAATTCTTGATTTGATGATAATGAAATATTATTATCTACACAAAATTTAATTATTTCTCCGTAAAGACCTATTTCAAATTTTCCTTGAGGTGTAATACTGTAAATGCGAGAAGGTGCAAATCTGGCTCTGTTGTAAGCTGGGTTAGAAACAGAAAAATGCTCTCTGATTAATGAAATGGAATCTTTATCTCCATCTAATAATCCTATTTTATTTTTTCCAGTTAAGTGAACACTTACATTTGACATCAGGTGGTTTCTAATTTATTAATTTCTATGATATTTTTAATGTCATAGGTCATAGAACGTAAAATATTTTCAATCTTTTCCAGATATTCTATTGACAATAAAACCTCACTTATGTCACTGTCAATTTTTTGAATAGCCTCTGAAGCATCTATTTTTTTGTCTAAAACACTTTTAGGCACACCTGGTGGAATTCCTTCACTGGCTAAAGAAGATATAACGGCAGCTTTAGTTATTTTTTTCTTTTTTTCTAAATTATTTAAAATTCGCTTTTGATCTATTAAGCGAGATACCCATTTATGTTTAATACCAGGCAAAGTTAATTGTTTTTCCAAAAGATTCAGCTCGTCTATGTGAGTGTCTTTCTTCAATTCTTCATTAATTTTGTCAAAATCTAACATAAATATAAGTAAGTTATATTATAATCTATTATGTTTTCCAAATTTCAACTCCTATTTTTAAAATTAATATCAGAAAATTCTGCTGGTGTTGGTGGTGTTTTTGGCGGAGTGGATGCTTATAGCCCGGAAAACATAGACAATGTAGACACAAAGGTATCCATGTCTATAGCCGGATCCAAGATTTCTAAAAAGAAAAAAAAGTTGAAAAGTAAAAAACCTCTAGTAATTAGAAGAACCTTTCCTAAAGGTTTATAATGGATACTGGACATTGGATTATTAAAGATACTGTAGAAATAAATGAAGATACCTTTGGGTTTATATACCAAATAACAAATCTTTTGGAAGAAAAATTTTATATAGGCAAAAAACAATGTTTTTCCAGAAGAAAAAGAAAACCCCTCAAAGGTAAAAAAAGAAATCGAATAGATTCGGTGGAATCAGATTGGAAAAACTACACAAGTTCCTCAGAAAAACTTAATGAGGATATTGCTCGACTGGGTAAAGAAAATTTTGAATTTTTAATTATTAGGGCTTGTAAAAGTAAATGGGAATTGGCTTATTTTGAAATTAAAGAACAACTACAACGAGATGTTTTACTTCGAGAAGATAGTTACAATGGGATAATAAACGTGAGAATAGGTTCCCCGCCTCGCAATTTTCTAGGTTGACTTTTTTTTATTCCCATTGATTATATGTTTTATAATGAGAATAAGAGATACCTTTATAGTTTATCTCCAACACAGAATAATAATATTTCCATTACATGAATATTTAAATTCTTTCATTAAAAGAATCATAGAAAAAATGGATGAATGGTATCTTATAAAAGATAAAAAAATTTCGGGAAAAGAAAAATATTTTAAATTTTTTGTTGAAAAGGAAATAAACGATATATTATTAGAAATTAAAATTGTTTATAAAGATTTAAATTTAAAAGTATTCACAATTTTTAAAAACCAAGAAAATCTTTCATTAGATTATGAAGAATTTTTCGAAGATAAAAATTTAGTAATACAATCTATATGTAAATGTTTTAAGAAAATTTCTAAAAAATATTTTAGTGATAAAATACCATTAAATTTAAAATTTAACACTTCTACCAATTTTTACAAAAAGATAAAATGTGGAGATCCCACCGGTGACGAAATAGAATTTTTAACTAATTTAAAATAAATGGACAAATATGTAATTTTTCACATTGATGGTGGAGCTGGAAAGAGTGTAGCTGCCACTGCCGTATGTTCTTCAATCAAAGCAGCTTACCCGGAACATAAATTAATTGTAGTAACTGCTTGGCCAGAGGTTTTTCTACACAATCCAGAGGTTTTTAGGGTGTATAAAATGGGCAATTTTGCTTATTTTTATGATGATTTTATCAAAAATAAAGAAACAATCATTCTACGCAATGAGCCTTATCATGCATCTAGCTTCCTAAAAAGAGAAAAACATTTGACAGAAGCCTGGTGTGAAGTATTTGAAATACCTTGTATTACTAAGGAACCTAAACTTTTCCTTACACAAAGAGAATTAATACACGCAGCTAAACTACTACAAAAACAAGGACCTATTTTGTTATTTAACATTAACGGTGGAGCAGATGAAAAAGAATATTACTCTTGGGCTCGAGACCTTCCAGTTGGATTTGCTACTCAATTGGCTAAAGAATCTCAATCTAAATTTTCTAAAATTTTACAAATTAGAAAAGATAACCAACCAGCCATAGAAGGTGCTATTCAAGTCACAGATCATTTGAGAAATTTGTTCTGTTATGTTTATTTTGCAGATAAATTGGTTCTTATAGATTCATTAACTCAACACATAGCAGCTGCCCTAAAGAAACCAGCAGCCGTAGCTTGGATAGCTAATTCACCAAACGTATTTGGGTATCCTATTCACACTAATATTGGACCTTCACAACAACCTCGATTTAGACATAATATTGATTCTTATTTAGAAGAGTATGATTGGGTGGGTAGAAGGCATTACGAATGCCCCTTTGATGACGCAGAAAATATGTTTGACAAAAAACCATTTATGGATTACATTTTCTCAAATGAATTAACCTTTGACAAAATGCCTACTAACAAAAAATCATGAGTACATTTAATCCTAATTTTATTGAGCCTTCTAATCTTTATAAGATAAATTTAAATTCTAAAAATTTTGAAGATACTATAAATTCTTTAATTAAAGAATACCCTGTCAATGAAATCATAGAGACAGGTACTTTTAATGGTTTAGGTTCTACTTCTGTATTTGCTAGAACAGGTCTTCCGGTTTTTTCCATGGATAGCTGTCTCAGTCATCACAATCAAGCTAAAGTAAATTTAGCATCTTCTAGCAATGTTAAATTATATTTTGCTTCATCTTTGCCTTATAAAGAGATGGTAGAGTTTATTCAAAAAGATGATATATACACATCAGAAGAAGTAAGAACTCGCAAGATTACTGTAGATGTTTGGCAGGATATAGATACAGATTCTTCTAAACGTTTCTATATTAATGAAGTAGGGGGTTTTACAGATACCCAGCCACAAAAAGAAAATTTATTAATGGAATTAATAGACAATGACAAGAAACAATTAGTCTTTTTAGATTCAGCTGGAGGAGTTGGTTTTTTGGAATTTAAAAAATTTATGTCATTGTCTCAAGACAGGATTAAAAACAAGGTATTAGTATTAGATGATGTCTCTCATGTTAAACATTACAGGTCAGTTGTATTTTTAAAACAAAATAACTATAATGTTACAGTATCTGAAGATCAAAGATTTGCTTATTGTACCTTTTAATGGTAGAAAATATATATTTTAATTCTTCTTTGCCTCGTAGTGGCAGTACACTATTACAAAATATCTTAGGTCAAAATAAAGATTTTTTTGTTTCTGCCACTAGTGGAGTTCTAGAATTACTTCACGGCGCCCGACATAACTTTACCCATGCTCCAGAATTTAAAGCTCAGGATATATCTCTTTGTTCTAAAGCCTTTGCCAAATTTTGTCACAGTGGATTATTTGGATATTATAAGGCACTGACAGACAAAAAAAACATTGTAGACAAAAGTAGAGGGTGGATTTACTATCATAATTTTTTAAAAACTATATACCCTGGCGCTAAAATAATTTGTATGGTTAGAGACCTGAGAGAAATACTTTCTTCTTATGAAAAAATAGAGAGAAGTAATCCATTGTTATTAAACAATTTAACAGATGAAAAAAATTTTAAAGGCATTAATATTCAACAAAGAACTCTAGAAAGATTAAACAAGGCTCCGGTTGGATTGGCTATTCAGCGTCTAAGAAATCTATTAGAAATTGGTGATTTAAAAGGAGTTCTCTTTATAAGATATGAAGATCTCTGTTTAAACCCAAAAGAAACTTTAAACAAAATATATAATCATATAGAAGAGCCAGAATTTGATCATAATTTTTTAGATATTAAACAAATAACCTTTGAGGATGATGATGTATACGGTATAAGAAATCTTCACACAATAAAATCTCAATTAAAATTTAAACCAAATTCTTATAATGAAATACTTGGTGAAGAAGTTAGCCAAATAATTTATAATAACTTTCGATGGTTTTTTGAATTTTTTAATTATGGACTATAAATTAAAGGGAGAAGACATAGAAGATTTGCTATTGGTATGCAGATTTGTTACACCAGAGACACAAAACACATGGACTCCATGTATTAAAAGACTTAAAGCACATGAGATAACTCCTCTATGGGCAGCTAGTGTAATGTATTTAATTTTAGACAGTTATACTGGAGCTATAGAAGATAAGAATCAATCTCAATTTGTTAAAGAAACTTTAAAAATCTTTAACATTATGAAAAATAACGGTCATGAGTATATTTCAAAAGTTTCTTTCTCGGAAGAACAAGACTAATTATACATATGAATTCTTCATTTTTATCTTTAATTAAAAATTATACACCAAAAACTTCAGTAGTAGAACCCAAAAAAGAATCACTAAGTCAATTTAATGAATTTTTAAGTAGATATTTAAAAGAAGAAGATTTACAACAGCCTTCTTCAAACAACCCACCAAACCCAGAAACACCGGTAGATGTTCAAAAAGACATGGAATCTGCTATACCTTCTGGTGATTTAAAGGATAAGATAACTTTATCTAAAATAGCAGTTGCTTGTTGTTTTATAGATAAGGGAGAAATTATGAGCAAATATCCTTCCTTGAAGGATAACTTTAATAATATTTCTAATGTTAGAAATATAGATTCACAAGATTTTGATAAAATCCTATCAGATGTTTTAACTATTTTAAGGACAACTGGTAAAGAAATACCAGAAAATTTAAATTTAAACAATATTAATTTTGCTACCAAGTCTATTTATATTAATTTAATTAAAGATTTAATTTTTGTCTCGCATAAAGATTCAAATCTACAAACAATCACATTCAATTTATCAGATGATTTGGAAAAATTAGAGGATGTAGCTGATGTAAACGCCGAAGAATCTGAAAAATTAGTTAAACAAATTTACAATAATTTAACAAGTTTGTTATCAAATAACATTATACCCGGTGAATAATTTTACCCATGTCTTAATATAAGTACATGGAAGAAGATTTGCTAGAAATTAAATTATCAAAAAAAGAATTAGAACTTATTATAGATTCTATTTTATATACCGCTAACACAGATGTGTGTATAGACAACTACAGTGAAGAAATTCAAAAGCTCAATCATTTGGCTATTAATTTTAGAAAACAATATCCCTCTATTTTTTCTTCAAAAGCTTTTTTATGGACTAGAAATTCTTATGAATTTGCAGACCCATACACATCTGAAATTGTAAATTTTTTCCCAGAACTTTTAGAAAACGTACACAAACCATGAAGATAGCTGTAGTAGGCACCCAATGTATCGGTAAATCAACCTTTATAAAAGATTTCTTAAATAAATGGAGTATGTATAAAACTCCAGATGAGTCTTATAGAGATCTTATTAAAAAGCAAAATTTAACTATAAACAAAGAAGGTTCAGAAGAATCTCAACAACAAATTTTAGATTTTTTGGTAGATCAAGCAACTCGTTATTCTAAAGAAGACAATATAATTTTCGATAGATGTGTACTAGACAACCTAGCATATTCTTCCTGGCTACATCTAAATGATAAAGTATCTGAAAAATTTCTAGACACTAGTCGGATTATAATTAGAGAATCTTTAAAATTGTTTGATATTATATTTCTACTTCCTGTTACCAAAACATCCCCAGTTAAACTGGTAGCAGATGGTGTAAGAGATGTTGATCCGGTGTATAGAGAAGAAATAGACAATATATTCAAGGCTTTCCAACAGTCTTATTTGCAAGGTGATGGTAGAGTTTTCCCTAAAAATGACTGTCCGGCATTAATTGAAATATTTGGCTCACCTGAACAGCGCATACAGCTGACTTCTATGTATATTACAGATCTTGGCCACCCTTATGGTGAAAAGGAAAGTTTACTTTCTGATGCGCTTTGAGATAAATAAAATATATGAGTTTATTTGATCAATATGTATTAGAAAATTTTAGTAATTTAGTAGAAAGATCTACTGATGTAGCAGATTTAGGAAAACTTTCCCCGGAAGAAACTGCTAAATTATTAGGAACTATGCCTCAAAGAGGAGCGGCTAATAGATTTGGAAGATATTCAAATGAAGATGTAGCTCCCTTCTTGAAAGATATTATTTCCACTATACTTAAAAATCCGACCAAAAAAATATCATATGCAGATTTGACAGATACCATTTCTAAGGCTATTTCTTCTCCAGAATACAAATATGAATTTGAAGGAGAAAGTGGCTCCATTCCGGGAATGAAAATGGCATCTTCATTTGCCGACAAATGGACTCAAAATTTGGCTAGTACTATATTCACCACTATTCAAAGTTTGAAGAAAGATGCTGTATCAAAAGGTGAAAATGTCACTCAAAGTGATATGAAACAGGCTTTAACTCAAGCCGTTAAAAAATTTGAAGACAAGAATCCAACTCCAGCAGAAATAGCAGATGAAAAAACACCAGAGACAGATTCTTCAGAACCAAAAGCTAGTACATTAAAATCTTTTGATCAAAAATTAGAATCAGATATATACAATTACCTTAAAGACGGTGATGAAGAATTATCAGAAATTGTTAAGTATGTAAGCAGATCTGATATAAAAGCTGCTATTAGTAATGCTAATAAAGGAGACAACATAGTAACCCCAGCTGATAAAGAAAAAATATCTGCAGAAGTTATTGGTAAAAAAAATAAAGATGTAGAAAAGGCTTTAGAGGTTTTAATTAAAAACGGTAAGGTAGATAAAACAGAAGACGGTAAATACACCGCATTAATGGCAAAACAAGAAGAAGGAGAAGGATCGGGTGAGACTCCCTTTTTAGACGTAGAAGATGAAGACTCAGCCGAATTTAATCCAAGTGATTTTGTAGATACCTCTATGCTAGATATGGACAGAAGCTTTTCCAACGCATTTGAGGACAGTGCAAACCTAGGTAAAATTTATATAGATTGTTTCAAAAAAGGCAGCTTGCTTAAAGAGTAAATAGCCGTTATACTGCTGGCATGAGGCAGTTACCTAGTCATTACGTATTGAGTAAATTTTACACTCATGCAGGTGAACCTTTTTTTAGGAAAGGTGAAGGCACATATAATGCTTCTTGCCCAATTTGTAGAGAAGGTAAAAGTTGGCTTAAAAAGAAGAGATTATACTTTTATCCACACACCAACACATTTTATTGTTTTAATTGCAATAAATCTTGGAATTCTTTTAAATGGATACAAGAATGTACAGGTCTAACTAAAGAAGAAATAGAAAATGAAATTATCTCAGAAGATTGCTCTGTAGATATTACGAGTAAATTTTCTTCACCTAAATTAATTGTAAAAAACAGAGCCACGTTGCCGTATGATTCCATAAATTTGTTAGATGATCAGCAAAAGAATTTTTATAAGAATAACACATTCTTTCAAAAGGCTCAAGATTACATTAAAGAGAGAAAAATAGACACAGCTATTAATAGATGTTCTCATTTTTACATAAGCCTTACAGATAAAATACACGCAAATCGCTTGTGTATACCTTATTTAAATAGCAGTAATAAAACAGTTTTTTACCAAACTAGATCTTTAGATAATTCAGAACCCAGATACTTAAACAAAATAGGGGCAGAAAAAACTATTTTTGGTATAGATCGTTTGGATAAAAATTTTGATAAAATTTTTATATTTGAGGGGCCTATAGATGCTATGTTTGTTAAAAACGGAGTATGTTTAGCAGGCCTAAACTTAACCAATTCTCAACATAAACAATTTTTAGAATATCCATTTCATGAAAAAATTTGGATATTAGACAATCCTCAAAAAGACAAAGCAGCAAAGGATAAAATATTTCAATTGTTACATAACAAAGAAAAAGTCTTTAAATGGCCTATTAATTCACCATTTAAAGACTTTAACGAATGGGCTGTTAGGGAGAATTTAAATGAAATACCCCCAGACTATATATTAAATTCTTTATAAC